TTCATGCCTGAGTACATGTCAGAGCAGGGCACGCCTGTGTACAAGCAGGCTGGCATCGAGATGGGCAAGATTCCAGCCAAGGACTTGATGGAAGTTTTCAAGGTGTCCGACTTCACGCCATTTGCTGGAATGAGCAACGTGGCAGAGAGCATTGGCTACGGCCAGATGCCTGACCCGCTTGACCTGCTGGACGCCGCTGGTGTGGCCGCTCTTGGGTATGGTGCTATCAAGGGTGGCGTCAAGGCTGGCAGTGCGGCTGCTGGTGCTGCAAAGAAAGCAACACAGGCTTTAACTCCAAGTAAAATTACGCCCTTAGAAACAGGAGCTACTTATGCAACAAAACAAGAAGGCCCGTTCTTCCGAGTCAGCCCAACAGCACTTGACACGAGTAAGGCAACAACTCGCGGAATTAAAGAAGCGGATGGGCTACGAGGCTCCGCCCTTGACGGAGGAGGAGCAGAACAAGCTGGACGCGAAGTTCCGAAATTCCTATCGTCAGAAGAGGTGGGTCGAATAATTGCTGACCCAGTTGCGAACGAGCCGCTGAACATTGCAAAGAAGTACACGCGAGACACTCAAGGAACGGATTTTGGAGTCCCGCAGGTTCCCAGTAGCTCGTTGGCAAAACAGTCAGGCATTGCCCGCATTTTTGATTTAGCCGTCCAAGGATCGCCCGAATACAAGTCTGCAATCTTTGGGGCTTATGGCCGGGAGATGCCTGAGTTGATGGAGAGGATTGGCGCAAAGAACTACGACGACCTGATGGAGAAGGCTTACCGTCAGATGGCAAAGGAGACTGACGACCAATTCAAGAGACTGCCGTACAACTTCTCGTACCACCGCGCTGGCGAAGGCAACTACAACGGGGCCAAAGACATGGCTTCTGATGTGCATGGAAACAAGCACCTGTACGTTTATCAAGGTGGCGACAAACACGACTTCTTGCACAACGTCGATCCGCAAAGCGGCCTCAATGAGAACGAGAAGTTCCGGGCCGTCCATGATCTTTTGGGTCACGCCATTTACGGCAACGAGTTTGGCCCCAAGGGCGAAGAGATGGCATGGGCTGTCCACCAGCAGATGTACTCTCCACTTGCGCGGATGGCTATGACGGCTGAGACCCGTGGGCAAAATTCGGTGGTGAACTACAGTCCGCTGAACGCCAAGCTCAAGCAGACCATATCGGAATATGAGCGCTTAGGAAACGAGGCAAGAAGGCGCGGTGACAAAGCTCTTGTAAATAAAATTGCGGAGCTAAAGCGTCAAGCGTATTCCGGGTTGGAGTTTGCTCCCAACAGGGCCGTGCTACTGCCCCCTGAGTTTATGAATCCCCAGTTTGCTGGGGGAATCCCTGAATACCTTGCTGCCGCAAACAAGCCAATGCCGGGAACTTCTATTCAATCGCCCCTAACTCACTTCAGCAACGAGCCGGGTCTGACTTTTACCGACCCCCGGATGTACGGCACGGGCATCAAGGGTGCCGAGGCCGAGCGCCTGATGAACTACCCCGGTGCCGTGCGTGACCGTTCCTACTTCTACATGGGCGAACCAGGATCAGTCCTACCGGAGCCGGGGCTTGGCGTCAACCGCTACCGTGGCGAGTCGTCAAACCTGTACGACATCACGCAAGACCCGCTGAACTTCAACGTGCTGGCTCGTGAGTCCAACCGCACACCCTACACCGCCAAGTACAACCAAGGTATCACCTACCCCACGCAGGACGCCAACGACATTGAGCGCCTCGTCCGTGAGTACGGCTACGAAGGCATGGCAAACCCCAAAGCGTCCAAGCCAATGGCAATCATGTTCAACAAGACCCCGGTGCAGCGCCGCAAAAAAGGCGGTGAAGTTCACATGGCTGGCGGTGGCCTGCTCAAAGCCATCAGCAAGGCCCAGAAGACGGCTAAGGCGGTGAAGGATGCTGAGACCGCCATGCAGACCTTCACGGACATTGCTACGCCAGTAATCCGCAGCGGCACCCGCAAGTTTGATGTGCCTGCCGCAAAGACCAGTGTCATCAAAGAACCGGGTGGCAACTGGCTGAGTGGCAGTGTTGAGCAGGCAATGAAGCCGCTGCGCAAGAAAACCGCCGTAGGTAGCGAACCATCCGAAGTGCTGAATGAATTAACTAATAAATACACTCCAGAAGCAATGAGTAGGTTATCGCCTAATTTACAAGATTTTGTGAATGAAAGCATAACTGAGGTTAAACAAGGGTCAGCCATAAACGACTGGATTGACCGCAATTTGACCAATTACGTCAAGAAGCAAATGGCAACACCCGGTGACCCGGTGCGCAAGTTGGCAGAAGAAGGCATATCACATATGCCTGAACTTGATATTCCCAACCGAAGCGTTCCAGAGTCTCTTGCCGTATTGCGCATGAATGCTGGACAAGCGCCGCTTGGCGTTGGTAAATCAAACGCAGCAAAAGGATGGGAGACCGCAACAGACTATAGGCTCAATGTTGCTCCCGCAAAAGAATATACCAAGCCATTGACAGAATCAGAAATTCGGCGCGGATTCAGTTCAGCCGTAAACACTGACCCGTGGCTTACCAAACTTGACCCAGACACTCCTGTCTTCCATGCAGCAGACGCTGATTCTTTTGCACGCGGCCTCGGCTTTGACCACATCGTCGATGTCTTGAACCAAGACCTTGCCGCTGGCCGCATCCGTCCCGAGCAACTGAACAAAATCAGCATGGAGCAGGCAGTGCGCCGCACCTACGAGTTTGACCAAGAGATGGCAAAGAAGATGCGTGAGACGCAGGCCAAGGTCACCGAGGGTATGCCTGTTCACAAAGACTATTCCGACAAGGGCTACAAGTGGATTGAGTTGAAGGCTCCAGATTACAACTCTTTGCCTCTTGAAGAACGCAAACAAATGATTGCTCGGTTGACTGAAGAGGCCAAGCAAAAAGGTTTGACACCAGAAGACTACATTGAAAGGTATCCTGAAAGCCAATTGGCTGAAGCCCTCAAGTATGAAGGCGACACGATGGGCCACTGCGTTGGTGGCTATTGCCCTGATGTGCTGGAAGGCCGCAGCCGCATTTTCAGCCTGCGTGACGCCAAGGGTGAGCCGCATGTAACGGTGGAGGTTGAGCCAAACCAAAATCCTTACCCCGTAAGTGGAGAAGCATTTACTCGCTTGAGTCCTCAAGAAAAAGCCCAGTACCGTGAGTATGTGAGGCAATGGCGTCAGCGCAACCCTGACGTTGAAGAGTTGACGGACGAGCATACCGCTCAAGCCCTCAAGGAAGCTGGAGTAGCGCCACAGCCAGACCGCATTGTCCAAATCAAAGGCAAGCAGAACCGCGCACCCAAGGAAGACTACCTGCCGTTCGTGCAGGACTTTGTGAAGGGTGGTCAGTGGTCTGACGTTGGAGATTTACGGAACACGGGGCTGCGCAAGGTCGAGGGCCAATACATGACTGAGCCTGAACATGACGATTGGTTGCTCAACCAGCTTCAACCGCCAGAAGAAGGCATGGCCGAAGGCGGCGAGGTCAAATCTTTCTTTGAGGAGAAGAGCGCTAAGCAACGCCTGCTGGACATGATTGCTGAAGAGCCGCACATGGCTGGCGGTGGTCTGCTTAAGGCAATTGGCAAAGCACAGAAGACAACCAAAAAGGCTCAGATGTTCTCCGCTGTGGACAAGGCTTTGGAAGCCTCCAAACGCGGCGCAGGCACAGGCATGGAGTTTGCCAACGAGCTTGCCAAAACCAGCGGCATCAAAAAAGCCGAACTGGTTGACCGTGGAATTATGGTGCCCAGCAAGAACGGCCCAGTGCTGAACCCCGCGCTGACTCAGCTACCCAAGATGAGCAAGCAGGATTTTGTTTCGCACCTGAACGAGAAGTACAAGCCGCCCGGCGTCAGAAAGATTACGCTTGGTGAGCAAAACCTCACGCATGAAGCAATTGACAAAAAAGCCATGCAGATGATGGCCGATGATGTTGGTGATTTTGTAGACCGTAATGGCGATATAACCTACGAAGACGCCTTTAATTATTCCTACGACCACGACTACGACAAGTATTACGAGCGGGCAAAGGATGAGTTGTCTGAAGAGAGCGGCACAAAGTACAGCAAATACAAAATGCCCGGTGCTGAGAACTACCGCGAGAGCCTGTACCAGTACGAAAACCCAAAGGGCACGGCGTTTACGGCAAGCCACTGGGATGACCCCAACATCCTGTACCACATGCGCCAGACAGACAGGGTCACGCCGACGTACAACAGCGCACAAATTGATGCCATCGGCCAACGCATGGCTGACGCGATGGGCACCAAGGTAGAGAACCTTGGCAGCGGTGCGCCTGAAATGATGATTCGCCAAGGTGTCATCAGTCCGCTGGAAGCTGCGCAGTTTGCACATGCCAAGGACTTCCGCAATATGGACATTGACATGTCGCCTGCGCAGAAGCGGGCATTGCACATCGAAGAGATTCAATCCGACTGGCACCAGAAAGGGCGAGATAAGGGTTACGTCAATATGTTTGACAAGCCCTACACGATTGAGCAAGACGTGAACGGCATGTATCGCGTTAAAGACGCCAGCGGAAATACGTTTGAGCCATATCTTGATGGCGAAAGAATGAGTGCATTCTTGACTGCTGAAAGCGCGGAGAACGCGATGAAAGGCAATATGGGTCGGTTGCCTCAACCAGTTGGTATGCCCGACGCCCCATTCAAAAAGAACTGGCACGAACACGCCCTCAAGCAAGCGCTCATGGACGCAGCAGAAGGCGGCTATGACCAGCTACTGATTACGCCCGGAGCCGAGCAAGCCAAGCGGTTTGACTTGTCTCAACAAATTGACACGGTGGAATGGAATACAGACACTGGCCGTCTGTACGCCAAAGAAAAAGAAACTGGCGATTACAGAAAAATTGCAGACAACGTGACATCAGACAATATCGCTGATTATGTTGGCAAGGAAACGGCAAAGAAGCTGATGGAGCAACCCACCTCTCACAGCTACAAGCAATTGAGCGGCCTTGACCTTCAAGTAGGAGGCGAAGGCATGGCTGGCTTTTACGACAAGATGGTACCCAGCTACTTGAACGACATTGGCAAGAAGTACGGCGTGCGGGTTGGCGAACATGCGATTGAAGGCGATGTGCCGTACTCCAAGACCACGCCAACGCTGGCGGATGTGCAGCGCCTTGCGCAAGAGATGTACGGAGTGAGTGACATCCAAGCCATTTCCGCTCTTCCTGTGGAGCAACGCAACGCTATCAATCAAGCCTTTGCTGACAGGGTCAGGGCAGAACACGCCACCAAGCTGCACAGCTTCGACATCACCCCCGAGATGCGGGAAGACATCCTGAACAACGGCCTGCCCATGTACCAACGTGGCGGCGAAGTTCACATGGGCATTGGTGGTGCAGCACTCAAGGCGCGGAAAGTAGCGGAAGCTGCAAAGGCCGCAAAGAAAGCTGCGGAAGTTGCTCCGTACCTGCCCGGTGTCCACTACGCTGACCCGCTTGCTCCGCCAACTATGAAGATGTCCGAGGCTCTGGGCAATGTTGGAGCCGAGGGCAAGACGCTCAACTTCACCGAGACTGACCGCTCACGGGTGTTTGGCCCTAACCGTGGTGGCGCAGGGTTTGCTGGGCTTCAGCACTACTCGTTGCCCCACAAAGAAGCCAACACCGTCTGGGGGTTTGGTAGCAAGGGGATTACCGAAAAGAAAATAAATCAGAACGACCCTGAAAACACAATCTGGACAACCTACGCAGGTTCACCCACCCAGCACAAATCCAACACCGTGGTGGTCAAGGATGCCTTGGGCCAACTGCAATCTGCCAATTTGAGCGGTGCCGTACACCCCAAACAAATTGAGTTCATCAATGACCGCATCCGTGGCTCCTTGAGCAAAAATGGCAAGCCGTTGTTTCCCAGCGACTTTGACATTACCGACCCCAAAGCGTTTGACTTTGCGACCACGTTTGACCGCAGAGCAGCAATCAGTGACGCATTGATGGGCATTGGCGTCAAGAAGCCCATGATTAGTAAAGAGTTCAAGGCGGCTAACCCCGGCGTAAAGTGGCAAGACGCCGCCAACATTGAAGCCATCCTCCAGCGCGAGACTGACCCTGCAATGATGGGCGCAAACACAAATGATGTAGGCCCAAACCTGTTTGTGATGGACAATGGCATCATCCACCGCCCCGACTTGAACGAGGCATTTCCTTACCAAGTGACTGGCAATGACCTTGGAATGCGGTACGAACTCACTCCATTCCGTGATGCAGCACCTGATTGGATACAAGCACGGGGCATCAAGCCAAATGAACCAATCAATGCTTGGGCAATGTCACGCGCTGTGCCAAGCCAATTTGTGAGCGACAAGTATTTGACTGGGCTTCAGAAGAAGGGTCGCAAAGAAGGCGGACTCGCCCAAATTAAAAAGGTAAAACGACATGGCAACACAGTTTCCAATTGACCCAGAGTTCCAGCGCTTCATCGGCGGTGAGCCGCCTGACGCAGAAGGCGAAGGCGTAGAGGTGGACATGCCTGAGATGGCTGAGTTGGACGACTCGACCATTGAGGAACTGCCCGACGGCTCGGTCATTGTCCACACTGGCGACAAAGGCCCGATGGAGGACGAGGAGTTCTATCAGAACTTGGCCGACTCGTTTGACCCGTATGACCTTGACAAGCTCCCGCTGAAGTTCATCGAACTGGTCGAGAAGGACAAGGAAGCCCGCAAAGACCGCGACAAGCAGTACGAGGAGGGCATCAAGCGCACGGGCATGGGCAAGGACGCCCCCGGCGGCGCAAACTTCAACGGCGCAAGCAAGGTGGTGCATCCTGTGATGGCCGAAGCCTGCATCGACTTCGCCTCCCGCGCCATCAAGGAGATGTTCCCGCCTGACGGCCCGACCCGCACCAAGATTTTGGGCGACGTGGACGACGACAAGGTCGAGATTGCAGAGCGCAAGCGCGACTTTATGAACTGGCAGTTGACCGAGCAGATTGAAGAGTTCCGCGACGAGCAGGAGCAGATGCTGACCCAGCTACCACTGGGCGGCACCCAGTACATGAAGCTCTGGTACGACGAGAAAAAGAAGCGACCATGTGCTGAATTTCTACCTATAGACAACGTCATCCTGCCGTATTCGGCCAGCAACTTCTACGGCGCGGAGCGTGTGACCGAGGTGGACATCATCTCGGAGGCCAAATACAAGAGCCGCGTGGCTTCTGGGCTGTACCGCGACACCAGCTACATCCGGGCGACCATGAACCCGGAGCTTTCGCTTGCCCAAAAAGCGACCAACAAGGTCGAAGGCAAGTCGGAGAACGACAACGAAGACGGAATGCGCACCGTCTACCACATCTACACGCATTTGGAACTGGAAGAGGACGGAATTTCCAAGGGTGAGTCAGCGCCGTACATCTTGATGATTGATGACCTGTCCAACGAGGTCATCGGCCTATACCGGAACTGGGAAGAAGGCGACGAAACGCTGACCAAATTGGACTGGATTGTCGAGTTCAAGTTCATTCCGTGGCGTGGAGCCGTCGCTGTTGGCCTGCCGCAGCTAATTGGCGGCCTCTCTGCGGCCCTCACAGGCGCTTTGCGGGCCTTGCTGGACTCTGCCCACATCAACAACGCTGCAACGCTCCTGAAGCTCAAGGGCGGCAAGATTTCTGGGCAGTCCCAAGAGGTCGAAGTCACCCAAGTGGTGGAGATTGAGGGTGCGCCGGGGGTGGATGATGTCCGCAAACTGGCTATGCCCATGCCTTTCAACCCGCCATCGCAGGTTTTGTTCGAGCTTTTGGGCTGGTTGACCAACGCCGCCAAGGGCGTGGTGACCACGGCAGAGGAAAAGATTGCCGATGTCAACGCAAACACCCCTGTCGGCACCACTCAGGCGCTGATTGAGCAGGGTGCAGCCGTTTTCTCGGCCATTCACGCCCGTTTGCACGAGTCTCAGGGCCGTGTGCTGCGTGTTTTGAGCCGAATCAACCGCTGGTACTTGGATGACATGCGCCGTGGCGAGGTTGTGGAGGATTTGGACATCACCAAAGAGGATTTCGCCCGCATCACGGACGTTATTCCCGTCTCCGACCCGCACATCTTCTCTGAGACGCAGCGCATGGCCCAGACACAGGCCGTTATGTCGCTGATGGAGAAGTATCCCGCCCAATTCAACCAAAAAGTCGTGCTGGAGCGCTTCTTGAAGCAGATAAAGGTGCCCGGAGTCAACGAACTCATGGTCGATGTGCCCGCGCCTGCCAAGCTGGACGCCGCCAACGAGAACGTGGCAATGGCTTTGGGCCAAGCGGCCTACGCCTACATCGAGCAAGACCACCTTGCCCACATCCAAGTCATTTTGGACTTCGCCAACAACCCAGTGCTGGGCGGAAACCCCGCGATTGCGCCCGTCTACCTGCCCAAGGCGATGGAACACATCAAGCAGCACTTGGTCTTGTGGTACTTGAACCGCATGAACGGCTATGTGGACATGTCGATGGACAACAAGACGCAAAACTACGACATGGTCAAGAACCCTGCCAAGGTGGACAAGCTCTTCTCCGCCGTGTCCCAGCATGTGCGCATGGACAGCGACGAGGCGTTGCAGAAGGTCATGCCTGCCATCCAGCAGATGCAGCAGCAGTTGCAGCAGTTCCAGCCACAGCCACAGATGTCGGCAGAGACCAAGGTCTTGTTGGACACCAGCATGGCCGAGACCCAACGCCGCACCAAACGCGACCAAGCAGAGATGAACCTCAAGGGGCAGGAGCTTCAATCCCGCATCGAGATGGACATGCAAGAACTTCAGCAGAAACAGCAGTACGACATGGAAGAACTGCAACTGCGCCTTGCCATCGCCAAGGGCGACCAAGAGACCAAAGAACGCATCGAGACAGCCCGCTTAACACGGGATGCGGCCAAGCTCAAGTTCGAGCAAGACAAGTCTGTCAATCCACCAAACCAAGGAGTTCCTTATGGCTACCAGTGATGCAGAGCAAAAGAGCGTGAATGTGCGTCAGCACAAACGCATGGCAATGGGCGCACCTATTACGGGCCAGTCCATGCAAACCAAGGGCGACAGCAAGCCCGCTAAACCACAAGGAGGCTTATCGCAAGCTAAGAAAAAATGAGAACCGTAGGCGACCTTATCGGAGGAGTCAAGGCTAGGCAGGCTGAAATAGCCGCGTCCCTTGCTGCTGGAAATGCAGCTAACTGGGAGTCTTATCACCGGATGGTCGGTCATTTCGCGGGCCTTCAAGAAGCCCTCGACATACTTAACAAACTCTTGAAAGATGAAGATGAATATGAACGAACCGGAAGTCGCTAACACGACTGAATTAGCTTGGGCATTTCCGAGCGTAGACCCCGGCGCAAAACCTCTTGGCGGACGTATCTTGGTGCAACTCCGCCGCACGAAGCAAAAGACAAGTAGCGCGGGAATTATCTTGGTTGAAGAAACTAAGGAAACCGAAAAGTGGCAGAACATGGTGGCGAAGGTCATCGAGATTGGCCCTCTGGCATTCAAGCATCGGGACACGATGCAAGGGTGGCCTGAAGGCTCTTGGTGCAGCGTGGGTGAGTACATCCGCGTTCCGAAGTGGGGCGGTGACCGTTGGGAAGTTCGCGTCCCCGGCTCCGATGACCACGAAGACCCAGCCCTGTTCATGGTCTTGAACGACCACGAAGTCATCGCCAAGCTGACTGGCGACCCACTTGCTATGAAGGCTTACCTATGAACGACAAAACCAAGGAAGACCTCCTCGACGTTGTTGAGGAGCAGGACGGCTCTGCCACCGTTGACCTGCCAGACAATCTGGCGGTACACGACGATGACGATGACGCTGGCAAGCAGCCCGCTGCTGACGCCGATGACGTTGACCACCCCGATGACACCGAAGCGGTGCGGGACGCTCGACGCAATCGCCGCCGCGCCAAGAAGGAGTACATCAAGCGCACCAACGAGGAGAAAGACCAGCGTCTGACCCTGTTGCAGCGCCAGAATCAAGACCTAATGGAGCGTTTGTCTGTTGTGGAGCGCAAGACCCACGGCGCAGACCTTGCCCGGTTTGACAAGGCTATTGAGGACGAGCAACTCCGCCTTCGGTACGCCTCTGCCAAGCTACGGGAGGCCACCGACAACGCTGACGGTGCCGCCCTAGCCGAGGCGCAAGAGCTTTGGTACGAGACCAAGCGCAAGTTGGAGGCCATGCAGAACTTCAAAGCACGTTCTGCTGAGAGACAAAGTGAAGGTGGCGCGGTCAATCCCCGCCTCCAGCGCCTTGCCAACAACTGGATGGAGCGCAACGACTGGTATGACCCGAACGGGGCCGACGAGGACTCCCAGATTGCCAAAGTCGTTGACAACCGCCTTGTGGCGGAGGGTTTTAACCCAGAAACTGAAGAGTATTGGAGCGAGTTAGACAAACGCTTGCAAAAACGCCTTCCCAATAGGTATACACTATCGTCAGACGAACCAACCAGAAGGAGTCCTCCCAGAAGTGTAGTGACGGGGTCGGGCCGCGAGTCCAGTATCCGAGGAGGTGGAAACACCTTTGTGCTTGAACCAGAACAGGTTCGGGCCATGAAAGATGCAGGCATGTGGGACAACCTTGAAAAGCGTAACCGCATGATTAAACGGTACGCACTAGAAGCACGAAACAAAAGGAGCTAAACATTATGGATACTCGTCTTAAAAAATCTCTGTCCGCAGGTGGACGCGAAACTCGCGCAAGTGAGGACGCCAGCCGTGCAGCCCCAGAGGGAAAGTTCATGTCAGCGCAGGAACGTCGGAAGATGTGGAGCGATGAGTGGACACAAAGTGCTTTGCCAAAAGTCCCGGAATTAACGGGGTGGCATCTTTGCTGGTTATCGACAACCAATAGCTACGACAGCATCGACAAGCGGATGCGACTAGGGTACGTTCCCGTGATGGCGGATGAGTTCCCCGGATTCGACAATTACCGCGTAAAGGCTGGAGAGCAGACTGGTTTTATTGCGTGCAATGAAATGATTCTTTATAAGCTCCCTATGGAGATTTATCAGGAAGCTATGTTGCAAATGCACCATGAGTTACCGATGGACGAGGCGGACAAAGTTCGGCTCCAAGTTGAGCAACTTCAAGGTTCTGGACGCGATAGCAATGGCAAGTCTCTTGTCAACGTCGAAGGCGAAGGTTTTGGCGAGTTTGACCGAAACAATGTGAAACTGCCCGTGTTTTACGGGTGATTAACTTAGGAGTTACTTATGTCTTCGACAAATGCTCCGTTTGGTCTGCGTCCCTCTTTCCATCCGACTGGTTTGGATAGAGCGGTTGCGCTGACTGACGGTATCGCTTCGGCTTATAGCTCGAACATTCTGAAGGGCCAACCCGTAGCTTTGAATAGCTCGGGCAATATCATTGCTGCTACTGCTGGAAGTGCCTACCAAGGTGCCTTCGCTGGTGTGCAGTGGACTGATACCACTGGCCGTGTGCGCGTCTCCAACTACTGGCCTGCGTCTACCGCGTATGTCACTGGTTCTTGCATTGCGTACTACTACTCTGACCCGAACATCGTTTACGACATTCAGGCAGACGGCTCGTTGGCTCAAACCTCCATTGGAGACCAAGCCAACTTCAGCAACATCACCGCTGGTTCTGCAACCACTGGTCTGTCGCAATGCACCATCTCTACGAGTTTGGCGGGTTCGAGCGCTGTTGGTGATTTGCGAATCATCAATCTGTCGCCCGGTGTCGATAACGCTTGGGGTGATGCATACACCGTGGTACAGGTTCAAGTGAGCCGAAGCCAGTATGTTGCCACCATCAACGCAATTTAAGGAGGTCTAAAAAATGGCTGCTCCAATGAGAAGTACGGACTTCCGTTCGATTGTTGAACCAATCCTGAACGAATGTTTCGATGGTGTCTATGACCAACGTACCGACGAATGGTCACGGGTTTTCCGTGAGCAGGACGGTATTCCCCGCAACTACCACGAAGAGCCTGTCCTGTACGGATTCGGCGCTGCGCCTCAACTGCCAGACGGAACTCCTGTTTCGTACCAGCAGGGCGGCGTTCTCTTCCTCCAACGCTATGTGTACAACGTGTATGGCCTCGCCTTCGCGCTGACCAAAGTGCTGGTTGAAGACGGCGACCACATCCGCATCGGTCAGGTCTATGCTCGTCACTTGGCTCAGTCTCTCATCGAGACCAAAGAGACCCTGTGCGCGAACATCCTGAATCGTGCGTTCAACTCCAGCTACCCCGGTGGCGATGGCGTGTCTTTGATTAGCACTGCTCATCCTATCGTGAACGGTACTTTCAGCAACCAGTTGACTACAGCCGCAAACCTGTCCCAGACATCGCTTGAGCAGATGCTGATTCAGATTCGCCAAGCTGTGGACAACAACGGCAAGAAGATTCGTCTGGTGCCCCGCCAACTGGTGGTCGCCCCCGGCAACGTCTTCCAAGCTGAAGTTCTGCTGAAATCGGTTCTGCGTGCTGGCAACGCCAACAACGACATCAACCCCATCAAGTCCATTGGCTTGCTGGACGAGGGTGCCGCTGTTCTGTCGCGTTTGACCTCCGCAACCGCATTCTTTGTCCAGACCGACACTCCCGAGGGCATGAAGCTCTTGATGCGCCGCAAGCTGGAGAAGACGATGGAAGGCGACTTCGAGACTGACTCGATGCGCTACAAGGCAACTGAGCGTTATATCCCCGGATATACCGACCCACGCGCTATGTACGGCACGCCCGGACTGTAAAGTCACAAGGCTTTGGGGGGCTGGGCCTTGACCACCCCCTAACATTTTCAACATCGGTCAAACTTTTCAAGGAGCAGACCATGCCTTCATTTGCAGATGATCTATTTCTGGGAACGGCTGTCGCCTATCAAGGCATAGACGCTTACCCCAACACCTCTACTTTTACTGGCTCCATAGCCACCACCACACTGACCGTCACGGAAATGCTGTCGGGCGACCCCATTGTTCTGGGTATGTACATTGACAGCTCAACCGCCCTGACAAATGGAACCTACATCACGGCATTTGGCACTGGCGCAGGTGGCGTAGGCACCTACACCGTAAGTGCTTCGCAGACTGTTGCAAGCTCCACCATTGTTGGCTCTGGTAATGCCTTGTTGCAAAACCCTGCCCCAATGGAAGTGGGCGTTGGCCCAGTGGGTCGTCTGTACATCTGGGATGTGGTGCCACAGGCCAAATTGACGACCAACATTGTTGCGGCGGTAATTACCACTGCCACGACTTTGACGCTTGCCGCTGGAGCCGGGGTTAAATCGGCTACCCTCGTAAACGGTGCAACTGGACTGCAACTGGACTGCCCCCGCGCTGTTTCTACAACCACAGGCGCAGGTAGTCCCACTTCGGTCAATATCACCGTTTCAGGCTACGACTACTACGGTCAGGCCATGAGCGAGGTGATTGCAACAGGGACGGTGGCGTCAACAACTGTGAGCGGTAAGAAAGCCTTCTACCAAATCTCCAGCGTTGTTTCTTCGGGGGCCAGCGTAGTTACCGTGGCTGTCGGCACAACTGATATTTTGGGTCTGCCCTTGCGAGTGATTGACCGAGGTTACATCACCCGCGCTGGCTGGGACAACACCTTGGCTGAAGATACTGGCACTATGACCGTTGCCGCTACTGCTACAGCAACCACCACCACTGGTGATGTGCGAGGCACTTACTTACCCTCCTCTGCGGCGGACGGTGTCAAGCGCCTTGTGATGGGAATAGCCCTGCCAGCGATTGCGGCAGGCCCGAATGCAACCCGTGTTGGCGCATTTGGCGTCACACAAGCATAAGGAGTAAATCATGGGCCAATTCAAACCAATGGTCAAAATGATGACCACTGAGCCTTCAGTCGAACTGAAGCTCAAAAAAGGTGGCAGCGTCAAGAAGGCTGATGGCGGAATGATGGGTGGTATGCCACCTACCGCGCAGCCTATGAGCGCTATGCCTGCTCGTGGCGGCATGATGAAGGCAGCTACCCCTATGGCTCCTTCCTTGGCCGCTCGTCGCCGCGCTATGCGCTCGATGGGTGCTGGCCCCTCCGCTCCTGTTGGCTTGGCAGCAAGCCGCATGATGAAAGAGGGCGGCAAGTCTGACAAGGCCCAAGACAAGGCCATGATTCAGAAAGCCTTCAAGCAGCATGACATGCAAGAACACAAGGGCGGAAAGGGCACCAAGTTGGCCTTGAAAAAAGGCGGCAAGATGAAGAAGTACGCCACTGGCGGAGCAATCCCCAGCGAGACAACTTCCGGTACGCCTGCTACGACCATCATGCATCAAGCTAAAGCTGACAATTCTCCTGCCACCACTGGTGGCGTGAAGAACGGCAACGGCGGCGGCTACAAGCGTGGCGGGGCCATGAAAAAGATGGCTACTGGCGGCGTTGTGAAGGGCCAAGCTGGCTATGCAACTGGTGGACGCATTCCTTCGGAAAGCACCTCTGGTTCACCTGCTACGACCATTGTGGACACTGGTAAGTACGACAACGCTCCCGCTAAAACTGGCGGCGTGAGTTACGGCAATGCTGGTGGCTTCAAGCGCGGAGGTGCAACAAAAAAGCACTTCGCCACGGGGGGCAGTGTTAACAGCGCTGGTTCTGCCGTGGCAATGCCGCAAGGTCGCAAGCCTATTCCCTCTCCTGTTGAAATCACCCAACTGGCTGGAACCTACAAAAAGGGCGGCAAAGTCGCCCCGGGTAACCGCCAGTTGCAAGCAGTCAACAAGATGGAAAACGCTACCGCGATGCGCCAAGCCAAAATGGATAGCAACCTGAAGTACGGCTCAGCCAACAAGCTGAAGCTGGCTGAAGGTGGTTCACCCAACGACAAGTACACCCTCAAAGACCCCAAGGCTGTGACAGACAAGACCAGCCGTGAGCTTGAAGAGGCGTTGAACCCGTTGAGCATGGTGAAAGAGCTATACAACAAGGCGCGGAATGCGTTTAACGGGCAAGGCTCCATGACCGACAAAGAACGGGCTGACGGCAGCGTCACCAAGACCAAGGAATCGGTCACGGTGTCACCAGCGAAGAAACGTGGCGGGCGCGTTTGTTAAAAACGAGTGGGGGCTTCGGCCCCCGCTTTCTTTGGAGATTTCTATGGCTATTACAGCTACCTCTCAAACGCTTTTTGATGGTGAGCGCATTGCCATTATGAAGTTTTACGCAACCATGAGCGCGACTGAAAATGAATCAGGCGTTGTCAAGGTAAATCCTTCAACTCTCACGGCATCTGCTGCTGGCGGAGCTTGTGACGCGGTGTCTATCTTGAAGGTGACAGCGCTCACCCACGGGCTGGAAGTTCAAATGAACTGGGTTGCTACCGCGCCCGTGGTCATTGAAACTGTTCCGCAAAATAGCCAGTACACGCAAGACTATTCTAAGATTGGTGGTCTCACCAACAACGCTGGCACGGGTAAAACAGGCGGCATCTCATTCACTACGTTCGACGGTAGCGCAGGCGATACCTACACCGTGGTGCTAGAGATGCAAAAGCATTACGTCAACCCTGTGACCTGACCATGCCCAGCAAATCTGCTGCCCAGCACCGCCTGATGGCGGCTGCGGCCCACACCAAGGGCGGGTTTGGTGGCGTCCCCCAGAAGGTCGGCAAGGAGTTTGTCAAGGCCGACAAGATGGCAGAAGGCGGAGTAGCCCAGTCCCTGAAAAAAGCTGGGTTTTACGAAGAGGGCAAGAGCAGGCCAGAGCGCTTGAAGATTGTCAACCGAGCAACAACCAAACCTGAGCGGGTGCAAATTGTGGAAAAATTATTCTCGGCCAAGAAAATGAAAGGCGGCGGCTTGTATGAAAATATCAATGCAAAACGTGAGCGCATATCTGAAGGCTCTGGTGAAAAAATGCGCCGAGTGGGCAGCAAAGGTGCGCCAACGGCTGATGCCTTCAAGCAGTCAGCCAAAACAGCCAAAATGAAAACAGGCGGCAAGGCATCAAAGTCTTGCTGGTGAATCATGGCAAAAAAGAACCCATCCCTCGCCATTGGCCGTGGCGAAAAGCTACCTGCCAAGCAAGGCGCAGGGCTTACCGCAAAGGGCCGCGAGAAGTACAATCGTGAGACTGGTTCCAACCTGAAGGCTCCCCAGCCACAGGGTGGCTCCAGACGCGATTCTTTCTGCGCTCGAATGGAGCCAGTGGCTGAGAAAAGCGACAAGGGAAGCCGCGCAAGGGCTTCAATGCAACGGTGGAACTGTCCCGGCTGGTAAGGAGCAATCATGGCGTACAAACCCAACCCTGACCGCAAAGTCGTGAACGGGAAAGCTGTTGTCTCCGCAAAGGAGCTTGCAGACTTCCAGTCCGAGTACGGAAGCGACAAGACCCTGCGCGACTTGCTGAACGCAGACAAGGGGCTGTCCCGTGCGCCAGAGTTTGGTGTCAACAAGCCCCGCAACCCCAGCGTCAAGGACGGTTCGGAAGTTCAACGTCAAGGTGCTACCTACGCCAAGCCTTCAATTGAAGAAGGTGGCGTCAAGCCAAAAAGCAGGTCTAGCTGGGATTCAACTTTTGGCGAAGACGCGGAGGCAGGGTTCAAAAAAGCAGCACGCGGCGACAGCCCGTTTAATGATGCGCTGATGGGCGCTGGACAGCTTGCAATTGCCGCCATGCCCGCTGGGAAGGCTTTAAGTGCCGTTCGGCCTGCAATTGGCTCGTTGGTCAAATATATGTCCAAGAAAGACAAGCCAATCTCCAAAGAAGAAGACCCGGCATTTTCATCTGGCAGGTCAAGGGATAGTCTTTTTGGAGATGAAACCCCCGGCGGATTCAAAAAAGGTGGCGCTGCGAATCAGTACACCAAAGGTGGAAAAATTAACCTTGGTGCATGTGGTGTGTCCACCCATGTGCCCAGCAAGAAAAACGCTAACTGGTAGGAGAAAATTATGGCTGACGATTACGCACCCAACTACAGCTTCACCGCAGAACAGAACCCATCTACTGGTGAAACAAAATACTTTTACACCAACAATAACACTCAGAAAAAAACTGAGTTGCAGGATGCTGATGCCTACAACCGACTGAAGGCAAAATTTAACACCGTAACCGACCAAGGGTTTAATGATGTAACCCAAGCGGCTGAACAAGATGCGGGTTTTACGCAAGACGATACTGCACAAGCCATGCGTGCCCGCAGAGCAGCAATGCAGCAAAATCCGTTGCGCAAAGCCACTGGCGGAAAAATCAATCTTGGCGATTGCAAGGTCAACACGACCTCGAAGAACAAAGCATCTCCCGCTTGGTAAGACATGGCCTACTCTGGAACCACTGGCACTACCGTTATCACGGTACAGACCCTGATTGACCACGGCGCTCGGCGCTGCGGCAAGCTGGCGGAGGAACTGACTTCGGAGCAGGTGCTGTCTGCCCGCGAGTCGCTGTTTTTTCTGCTGTCCAACCTCATCAACATTGGCATCCAATACTGGGCCATCGACAAGAAGGTCTACGGTTTCACGGCGGACAAGTACATCTACGACCTGCCTTTGGGCGGCAACGATGTCCTGAACGCCCTGTACCGCTGGATGGACAGGCCCAATGGTTCCTACACCTCGTCTGCTGGCGGCACGGTAGCCAACCTGTACGACGGCGATGTAGACACCATCTGCACCCAGACATCGGCCAACGGCAACATCTCGGTCACCTTCGGTACTGCAAACCCCATCTACGTTGGCTCCATTGGCTTCTTGCCCGCAGCGTCTGGCACATGGTCAATCATCTACGAATACTCAATTGACGGCAGCACTTGGCAGACCCTTGTGGACTTGGGCAGCATTGCCGTGGTCAACAACGAGTGGGTGTGGACGGACATTGAAAACGGGCAGAACGTCGGCTTCTACCGCATCCGCGCTTACAGCGGAACCACACTGAGTCTGCGCGAACTGTACTTCGGCAACAACTCCACCGAAATCACCATGTCGCGCCTGAACCGCGATGACTACACCAACCTGCCAAACAAGAACTTCACGGCCAACCAGCCGTTCCAGTTCTGGTTCAACCGCACTATTCCGCAGGCGCAGATCTGGCTTTGGCCGACCCCGCAGAACGCCTTCTACCAAATGACGGTGTGGTACTCGCGCCAAATCATGGATGTGGGCGACCTGTACGGCGAGTTGGAGATACCGCAGCGCTGGTACATGGCCGTCTTGTGCATGTTGTCGCACCAGATGTCGCAAGAGTTGCCCGGTGTGGACTTGAACAAAATTCAATACCTCGAAGGGCAGGCCGCAAAGTACCTGTCGATGGCCGAGGAAGAAGAGCGTGACCGCAGCCCGATATATTTGGCACCCAATATTCATCCTTACACAGCATAGTCATTTATGCAGTTTTGTACTTACGCCCACTACAAGCCAGACGGTTCAATGTTTTACATTGGAAAAGGCTCAGTTAAACGCGCCCATAGTGCCGCTGGACGGAATATTGTGTGGAAGCGCACAGTGGAAAAACATGGCGGTTTTTCTGTGGAAATTCTTGGTCGATGGGCATCTGAGCCAGAAGCCTTTGACCATGAAATTTTTTTGATAAATACTTTGCGAAGCATAGGAACCCCGTTGGTCAATATCGCTGCTGGAGGTATGGGGTCTACTGGCTTTAGGCATTCCGATAAACACAAGGCATCTTTGGCAGAAAGGATGCGTGAGCGCAACCCAATGAGTAAGCCGGGAGTCCGCGCTAAACAAGTTTCCGCGTTGAAACTAGCTATGAATCGTCCCGAAATTCGAGCAAAACAAAGTCTTGCGCGAATTGGTATGCAATTTTCCAATGTGCATTTAGCTGCTTTACGCAAATGCCATCCAACCAAGCCCTGCGTGGTCAATGGCGTGCAGTATGTTTCTTTGATGGAGGCGTCTCGCCTTCTTGGGATTCGTCATGGCACTTTGCACCGTTGGCTAAACCACCCAGAAATTCAGCGTGGGGCAAAATATCAACACCTCACCGAAGTGAGGTGGTTGTAATGCCCATCTTCCTTGACACCCTTGGCAACTCCACCCTGTCCATCGCCATCTGCGATAGGTGCAAGATGAAGCGTGCCCACTCGGTGATGAGGAATGACCCCAACTTCCCCGGCCTGCGGGTGTGCAACGAGGGCTGCGCAGACCAGATTGACCCGTACCGCCTTGCCGCGAGGAAAACAGAGCGCATCAACATCCGTTTCCCGCGTCCAGATGCAAGCGTTGCCGCGAACGATGACTACCTGCTGACTGGCGGCAACAACGAGTTGTACATCTCCACCGAGCAGAACACGCAGACGCCTACTCAGACGGGGAATAAGGATACGATTGCACCCAGCCCACCTAGCAATACGAGTACATAATGTCCGCACAAGTCACAATTACCCAACTGCCGCAGGCTGGAGCAATTACTGGCTCTGAACTCGTACCCATCGTCCAAAGCGGGGTTACGGTACAGACCACCACAAGTGCAATTGCTGGGTCTCCAACGCAGACCTACACCTACCTGACGGTCACCCAGACCCCGCAGTTGGCCAACAGCCGCTACGTCGGCGTCACCAATGGGCTGGTCATTACCGACGGCGGTGCCCAAGGGTTGTTCAATATCAGCACCACAGGCGCTTTGTTGTCGCTGGTGAACTCCGGTACTGGGTTTCAAGTAAAAACGTCTTCTACGGCCATTACGCCGCGTTCTATCGCCGTTTCCGGGACTGCCTTGTCCATCTCCAACGGCAGCGGCGTGTCTGGTGACCCGACCATCTCGTTGACCGGGCAGGTCTTAAACTTTGCAAACGCCAGCTTCAATGGCCTCGTTGTCCTTTCCACCGGAGGTGCTATCACCTCGGCCACCATCACGGGCACATCAAACCAGATTGCTGTGACCAACGGCAACGGTATCAGTGGCAATCCTACTGTTGGCTTGGCTGACAACGCAATCATGCCCGGCACAGGGTCGATGACAGTCCCAGTTGGTACGACGGGGCAGCAGCCTTTTGGTAGTGCTGGCATGATTCGTTACGACTCCACCGTAGGAGCGTTCCTCGGGTATTCTGGTAGTGGATGGAACCAGTTCTCTCTGGCTGGAGGGGTAACCCAAGTCAACACCGGGACGGGCCTGACTGGTGGCCCAATTACGGGCATTGGAACCATCTCCATTGCCAATACGGCGGTCACTGCTGGCAGCTACACCCTAGCCAACTTCACGGTCAACGCGCAGGGGCAGATTACTCTTGCCTCCAACGGCACGGCATTGGTCTCTTCCTTCACCGCAGGCTCTACAGGCTTCACTCCAAACACAGCCACTACGGGCGCGGTGACCCTCGGCGGCATTTTGAACGCATCAAACGGCGGGACTGGCGCTGCCACGCTGACTGGCTACGTTTACGGCAACGGCACTGGTGTGATGACCGCCGCTACGACAATCCCAAATGTTGGCCTAGCAAACAGTTCATTGACCATTGGAACAACGGCCATCAGCCTTGGCGCAAGCAGCCTGACGCTGGGCGGTCTGACTACGGTGACGGTAACCCAAGACCCAGTATCTGCCCTGCAACTGGCGACCAAGCAGTATGTGGACGCGGTGGCACAAGGGTTAGACCCTAAAGCATCATGCGTAGCGGCAACAACAGCAAACATTACACTTTCGGGGGCGCAGACCATAGATGGCGTATCCCTTACGGCGGGTGACCGTTGCTTAGTTAAAAATCAAACTGCGCAAGCAGATAACGGCATCTATGTTGTTGCAACAGGCTCTTGGACTCGCGCAACGGATATGGACAATTGGTTGGAAGTGCCGGGGGCGTTTACCTTCATTGAGCAAGGAACCCTGTATGCTGACACTGGCTGGGTCTGCACATCAAACGCTGGCGGCACAATAGGCGTAACCGCCATCACTTGGGTACAGTTTGCTGGTGTAGGCTCTTACACCGCAGGCACAGGACTGACCCTCACGGGAACCCAGTTCAGCATCACCAACACGGCGGTCACCGCTGGAGCCTACGGCTCGGCCACGCAGGTTGGAACCTTCACCGTCAACGCGCAGGGCCAATTGACGCTGGCCGGGAACACCACGGTCACTCCAGCGGTTGGCTCCATCACGGGACTTGGAACAGGCGTGGCGACTGCGCTGGCCGTCAACGTAGGTACTGCTGGTTCGTTCGTGGTCAACGGCGGCGTTCTGGGCACGCCAAGCAGCGGCACTCTGACCAATGCAACAGGGTTGCCAATATCCACGGGCGTGTCCGGTTTGGGCACTGGCGTGGCTACCGCGCTGGCAATTGCCATCGGCTCTGCTGGTGCTCCAATCACATTTAACGGCGCTTTGGGAACCCCAAGCAGCGGCACGGTGACCAACCTGACTGGGACTGCGTCGATTAACATCAACGGTACTGTTGGGGCCACCACGCCAACAACGGGCAACTTCACGACTGTGACTGCCACAACTGGAATCTTCGGAGGTACGTTTTGATGCAGGCATACCTTATCCAAAATAGACTCAATGGCAAGGGCTACATTGGAATCACAACGCGGTCTGTTGGCCGTCGGTGGTACGAGCATCGCTTTGTTTCAAATAGCTGTGGCAAGCTGTTATCAAAAGCCATTCAAAAATACGGCGCAGATTCGTTTGAAATCACGGTGTTGGCATCCGCACTTGCCGATGTTGATGGCCTCAAAGAGCTTGAGAAGCAATTAATTATTCAACATAACACCATTGTGCCGTCAGGGTACAACTTGACTATGGGCGGGGACGGCGTCTTTGGCTACAAGCAATCCAAAGAAGTGATTAGGCGCGTTGCTGCAAAAAAACGTGGCACTAAAATGTCCGCAGAGTCAAAACTCAAAATGCATGAGGCCCATCTCGGTGAAAAAAATCACTTCTTTGGGCGGACGCATAGTGAAGAAACAAAAAACAAAATTTCAGCAACAAAAAAAGGTTGCGCTGGCCCTTGGGCTGGCAAACCTAGGAGCGAAGAGACAAGACGAAAAATCTCTGAAGCACTGAAAAAACGGTTTGAGCAAAGGATTTAATCATGGCACAAAGCGGCTTCACGCCTATATCCATCTACTACAGCGCTACGGCGTCGGCTGTTCCGCTGGCCGCAAACCTTGTCGCAGGTGAGCTTGCGCTCAACACGTTGGACGGCAAGCTGTACTACAAAAACAGCAGCAACGTGGTCACCTTGCTGGCGTCTACCGCAGGCTCTTCTGGCGATGTGGTTGGCCCAGCATCGGCCACCGACAACGCTCTGGCGAGGTTTGATACCACCACTGGCAAACTGATTCAGAACTCTGTTGGCATCTTGAGCGATGCGGGTGTGTTGACTGGTTTGACTGGCCTCACATCGTCTGGCTCCATTACGTTATCCAGTTTGACCTCGGGCCGCGTCCCCTACGCAACCACCGCTGGCCTGCTGACCGACTCCGCTAACTTGCTGTACTCAGGTACTGACCTGACTGTCTACGGACTCACCGTAGGCCGAGGCGCTGG